AATTGTTTTCTTTATATCTTCGTGTCTTGCAAGTTTATTTGTATCTGGTTCAAATCGATATAATGGATATTTGCCATTTGGATCTCTAAAACCAAGAACCATTTTAAGACCGTTATCTAATTGTCCTGACGCAGTTGTACTAGAATCGACTGTAGGTATAGCAGCCTTGACAGGAATAAGATCTCCGGTAGGCCCCGGGATACCCTCAGCAATAAATTTATCTTTTTCTGCTAATCTTTTTCTTAGTTCATTTTGATCAATTTCACCATTAACTTTAGCTTGTTCAGCAAATCCTGTTGCTGCTCCAAGATAATCATTATTATTTAAGTCTTTTGTTATAGTAGAATTTTCAAGAGATCCATTTTGATACTCAAATGATACAAGAGAATCATACATTCCTTGAGTGACATCTGTATTGATAAGACCTTTTACCTTTTCTTCAGCAGCTTGTAATTTAGTCTTATCTATTGATCCACCAGTTTGTTCAACTATTGAATTTTGAACTGAATCTGATGATGTGAATGTTCTAGCTTGTGCTAGTCCAGTGTCTTCTAATGCAGGTTCATCTGAATTATTACGTAATACGTTTCCACTATCATCTGTAAATGTTTGTCCATCAGTTCCTGGTAAATAACCGTCTTGCTTTAATATCATCTCACGGTTATCTTCATCAACAGCGCCATCATTTTGCGGAATTCCGCCTATTGTTCCAATTAAGATAGGTTGTTGCTGGTCATTATCTCTAAACATGATAATGACAGTTGATCCTTCAACTGGCCCAAGTGGTGAATGACCAATACCAGAAATTCCAGCACTTGTTAAAGGCTGTAATGGATATGCCCATGGTAAATCACCATAAGGTAAAATAGTTTTATCGTGTGTATGCAAACCCATAACACGAACTTGGCATCTACCAAGTTTCAATGGATCTTGTCTATTTTCAACTACACCTGTATATAATTTCATATTATTTCTTCGCTGAATCCGGGTCAAGGATATATGAATCTTTAATTAATTCCATGACACATTCATGTTTTTCTCTATCTATTATATGGTTAACTGAACTTATTAAATAATATCCAGAAAATATTGCATCTTTAATATCATCATCAGTTTCAGACTTTTTAATAGGATTAAATTTAGTTAAATCAAGTTCAACTTTTTGACCAACTGTATAATCTGATCTTCCTGGCACAGTAATTTGCACTTGATTTGCTGTAGCCATTTTCATCATAGATATTCTTCTTTGAATAGCTCTAAAATTAGTTGTATCACGATATCCATTGAAGTTATCATAATAGTATTGTGAATTCATCATTAATTGATGAGGTCTTCTAAGACTGTATTGTGAAGCAGGAGAAAATGTATTTAAATGTTTAAAATCATTATAATCATCTTTCATATCAAAGTTTTTAACTTTATATTTCTTTGTAACAATGTCATATGATATTTGCTGTGATGCATACATTCCAGATTCTACACGATCAATTAAATCGTATAATACCGGAACTTCTAATTCAACAATTCTTTTATAATCTTCTTCTACTTTTTTCTTTGTTTCTCCGCCTATTTTGTCTTCTCTAAAATACGCGTCTTGTACAAAAGTTTGTTTAGATGGTTGAGTACTTAAAGTTTCTAAAGAAGTAAAATTAAAACCATTTCTATTTTCAAAAAATAAATAACTTGGAGCATTATTTGCATTTCGTGCATGCTCAGCTAAATAATTTAAATTTTTAACAGGAGACCAATAATTAGAAATATATTTAATACCATTTGGAGTTTCTTCAAGCACTAAATCTTTTTTAGTTTCTAATCCAAATGTAGAATCCTGTAAAATGTTTTGTGCAATATCAGAAACCTTTCCTTCATAAGGTTTACTAATTTTTTTATTTAAATCAACAAGCGCTTCACGAGAAATAAAGTGTAATTCATACACAACATTTCTATCACCTGTAGTTGTTCTATGAGCTAATTTGTAAATAACAAACTGCTCATTAAAAATCATATTCTTTTTAGTAAATGAAGGAGTGTGAACTTTAATTTCTACAAACTCTTCTCCAATCAATGGAAAAAGATTAATAAAATCTAAAGTTTCTTTGACAGCAATAACACCTGAAATAAATGGAGAAAACATATCTTCATATATTTCTATTGCTACAACTTGGTTTGTTATATTTTGTGCAAAACCGTTTGCCGAAATTATATTAATTCTATCAATGCTAACGTCGCCGGCAAAGCGTATTACTTCATCATTTTTCATTATATACTGTCTTTAAAGTTTTTAAGAATTGTTTTTAATAAATTAGGTGATATCAGTTTAATTCTTCTTTTCTTTTCATTCTCATCATCTTCATATTGATAATTAGATACTGATGTTGCTTGTGGGTTAGAAGAATCAACAATATTACCATTATTATCTACATAATGATGTATATTATATTCATTTCCTGCGCCATATTTTTCAGTAATATGTTGTTCTAAATTATATATTGGCATTGGAAAATCATTAATATAATCATATCGTTGATTACATAACATTACAACCCAATGATATAATGGCGAACCATATACCTTTTCAGCAATAATTTCTGGTGTTTCCCCATCTTTAATATCGTATTCATCATATAAAGTTATGTTAGCAAGTATTTCTTTTCTTATTCTTACATTCTGTGTAATATCTGTAATTAATTTATATTCAGTTTTTCCATTGATTTTAAATGGGTAAGTAAATTTTCCAAATTCTTCAAAATACATTATAGACCATCCTCGATACGTTCTTTAGTTAATGGTGCAAGTTCTTTAAATGTCATAGATATATTAATCTGTGTTGGCATACCATCTTTAAATGCTGTAAATTGGCCTTGAGGAGCATAATTAACTGTTAATTCTGTTAATACACACGAAGTATGTCTATTCACATGTCTATTTTCAGCACTTCCATGATAATAGTAAATATCAAATTCAGAAGGATATATGTATAAAAATCCATTTGAATCTTTGTACTCTGGATGCATGTGATATTTAAATTGATAGATAATATTTTCTACATTTTTAGCTTCTTCTGGACTTCTTGGATAAAAATCATATTGGAATTGAAATGTTCTAAAGTCTACACTTCTAAATATTTGTTCACGTCTTGGGTTTGGTGCAATTCTTCCTAGTTTAGAAATAACATCTCCACCAATTCCAGCTTTCTGAGAAGCTTGTAATGTTGCAGCAGAAATTGCTGAACTAAGTTCACTAGATTTATTAGAAACTGAATCTCCAACATTATCCATTCCACCTTCTGAAAATGCTTTAGCTAATCCAACACCACCTTCAATGGCTGCGCCGGCTAGTCCAGCCGCTAACATATCTTTATCTTCATAATTAACTGAATATCTTGTAGACATAAAATTAGGCATGTGTAATTTAATTGCTGTTTTTAATCTTCTTGTTTGATTGTTAAAATTTGGAGTAGATGAAACAACACCTGTTGTGGCAGCACCAAGTGTTGTAGTTCCACCAATAAACTCTGCAGTTTTTACTGCTTTTGATGATCCTCCAAGAAAGTTAGCAGTTGCACCACCTGCTTTAGCGCCGGCACCAAATAACCCTAATCCTGATGCAATACTTCCACCTATGGCATATAAACTACCATTACCATTTCTTTGCACACTTGCAGCTAGTTCACCTTGATCTCTAGGAGGTATATCTTTTACAAATAATTCATCTGATCCAGTTCTAGATAGTTTAGAGTCTTCTGAAACATTAATATAGAACATAGCATAATTATTACCATATTCTTCTTGTCTGCCCTCAATATCATTTGGGTATGCGTGGTTTGATATGCTGTATTTGTTTAATTGCGAACTGCTTACTTCAGCAGATCCTCTTCTTTTATATAAAGAATCTACTGCATAGTCGCCATATTGTCCTGTTTTAACTTCAGGTTTATTTGATTTTAATAATGGATTAGTGTAATCTGCCATGGTTATTCCAAAAATACTTTATATTATTTATAATAAATATACGATATATGTATCATAAAAGAAAGTATAAACCAATTTATCCTGAGAAGTATGAAGGTGACCCGACAAATATTATTATGAGATCAAGTTGGGAAACTCGTTTCGCCTTATGGTGTGATCGTAACCCTGCAATTGTTAAATGGTCATCAGAAGAAACAATTATACCTTATCGATGTCACACAGATAATAGAATACATCGTTATTTTGTAGATTTTAGAATAAAAGTAAAACAAACTGATGGTTCTATTAAGACTTATATCGTAGAAATTAAACCTCATGCTCAAACTAAACCTCCTGAGTATCCTGGCCGTAAAACTAAACGATTTATTACAGAATCCTTAACATTTGTTAAAAATCAGTCAAAATGGAAGGCTGCAGAGGAATGGTGTAAAGATCGTGGGTATGAATTTAAAATAATAACTGAACGAGAACTCGGTATATAAGCATATAAATAATATTATGGCAGATTTAAGAGATATTTTTAATAAAAATCAATATGATTTAGGTCAAGCTGCAAAAAGATCAAAAACTTGGTTTCAGCAGCAGTCTAGGCTATTAGCTCGTCAACAAATTACACCAAATAAAGTAATGAAGAGTGATCCTAGTCAAAATGTATCTAGAGTTATACCTGGAAATTTATATATGTTTCTTTATGATCCAAAACATAAAGATACCTTACCATATTATGATATGTTTCCTTTAGTATTTCCTTTTAAAGCTGAATCAGATGGATTTACAGGAATTAATTTACATTATTTACCATATCAAATGAGAATAATGTTACTTCAAAGACTACTAGATTTTGCAAACAACAAAAAAATGAATGAAACAACACGATTAAAATACTCATGGCAAATGATTGATGGCGTATCTAGATATAAACTAGCAATGCCATGTGTAAAAAGATATTTAGCATCACATGTTAAAACAAATTTACGATTAATACCTGCAAATGATTGGGGAACAGCAATGTTACTACCAGTTGAACAGTTTGTAGGTGCATCAAAACAAAAAGTTTGGCAAAATTCACTAAGAGGTTAATATGGCAAAAGCAAAAGTAAGTGATTTTATAGCTCAAGTTAAGTCCCAAGGCTTAATGCGAAATAATAGATATATTGTAGAAATGACATTACCAAGAGCATTAAATGCTGGAGGTATTGATTTAAGAAAAGTATTATTATTTTGTGATACTGTTACTATACCTGGGGTTACAATGACTTCTACACCAGCAAAAACCTATGGTGAAGTAAGAGAAATGCCATGGGAAAGATTATTTCAGCCTGTATCAATGTCATTTTATGTTGATAATGCAATGCATGTTAAAAAAGTATTTGATCAATGGAAAGATCTTATCCAAGATCCTGTTACTAGAGATATTGGATATTACATTAATTATACAACAGATATTCAAATAGAAATATTTGATATTGATGAGAATGCTAGATATAGAGTAACACTATATGAAGCATATGTTAAAGATATTGGATCTATTCAAATGGATATGGCCAATAGAGATGTTATGAAACTTCCTATTACTTTCCAATACAAATATTGGAAATCTACTGATGCATATTCATCAGTAAATCCTAGAGACAATAGAGGGTTCTTTGAAAAATTATTTAGTGGATTACTTGGAGACACATTAGGAGTTCCAAAAAATTACTTTAATAATTTTGGCGGATTTCAAAAAGATTATAATACAATGACACCTAATTTAGGTGGTCAAAAACTTTCCGGAGCTTCATACCGGTTTTAGTAGAGGTAGATAATGAGTACTGATGATAATTTATCTAAAGTGTTCGACACAGAACCAATGGATAAAACAGAGATTATAAAAAAGGACGGCACTGTATTACCAGCTAAGTCCAAAAAGATGGAAGAGAATATTGATTTTGATTACGATCGATCTCGTGATAACCTTCATGGATTACTTGTACAAGGTCAAGACGCATTAATGAATGCATTAGAAATAGCAAAACAATCCGAACATCCTCGAGCATTTGAAGTTGTTGGGAATTTAATTAAGCAATTAGCTGACGTGAATGAACAATTGCTTAATTTACACGATAAAAAGCAAAAGTTAGATAACCCTAAAGGTTCTGAAAAGAAAGAAGGTGTTACTAATAATAATGCTATTTTCGTAGGTAGTACTAATGAGTTGAATAAATTACTAGATAATCTAAATAATAAAGGAGACTAGATTATGGCTTTGCCAATTCAGAATGCGGTAACGTATTCTTTGAAAATTCCTT